GTCCACAGTATCTTTTATTCCCTGTTTGACATCCTCACTTAATTTGCCAACCCTGGATTCAATGTCTGTAATAATATCTTCTGCTAATTTAACACCAAAAAAACCAGCGATTAACCCACCAACAACAACAGGGAAGTTTTCATTAGCTAAAATCGTATTAATATTTTCATGGATCTTATACCTGGATAAAGCGTCACGCTCTGCAGCTGTCAGTTTCTGGATCTCTACGTCTACTGGTACTGCTTCGTAAGCCATTATCGCCTCTTCTTTTTACCAGCTGGTGTTTTCCTGAATGCTACAGCCATTTTCTTTAGGTTTAACTTACCGTTACGATATCGAAAGCGTGGTTTATTGGAATTCGCCTTAACGTATTTGTTCCAGGCTGATAGTTTACGCTTCTTTGGTTTAGGATTACCAGGTTCATAAGCTCTCCTGGCTGTTTCACGTACCATACCTTTCCTGGTTCCACACTCTGGACAATACTTCATGGGCATTAACTTACCTGCTTCCCTTCGATAACTACTGTCATCTTACCAGTTGGACCCTGTGCCAGGACTTTCATTCCTGTATTTGGTGGGATCGTATAGTATAGATTAGGGAATTGGGGCCCTACTCCATTATTCAGGATCAGGAACTTAGCCACATGGAGAGCTTCGCCATTACCCTGAATAATCCAGGCTAAGGCATCACCTGCAGAACATCCGCTATAATCGAAAGAGACATTAGTGACAACGCTGTAGAAACGATTTGGTGAGATAAAGTCTAACATGGTTGTGACTCCTGCAGTTAGATCCTCTTGTCCGCTCCAGGCAAAGACATGATCACCAAAGAAGTTCAGAGTAGGCCCCGTCGAAAGTGTCATTTGTATATTCTACCTGTGAAAGTTGCGCTCCCTATATCATCAAGATCTTCAGCATCGCTTACTACATCTACAGTTACAATAGTATAAGGTGGAATAACTAAATCCTGAGTAGCAAATGTCGGGTTGGTCGCATTGGGTGCGGCTTGTGGATTAACAACCAAATTACATATTACGAGATCATTAAATTTAATAACCGCAACCAGTCCAGACATATCAAGGGGCGTATCAGCTTTGACAGGTGTGTTTAGTTGAAAGGTTCCAACTGTCAAAAAATTGCCAGTTGTAAAGTTAAACCATTCAGCACTAACGTTTACAGCTCCATACCCACCACTATATGCATAGGCATGATTACCAATAACGTTAAGATTTAAACCAACTGATAAACTATCTTGCGGTCCATAACCTTTGCCTTCAGGCATTGTTTATTTACTCGAATGTGATCGTGCAGCTAGAATCGATAGTGGCCGCTGTAGTTACAGCAACTTGGATATCCAAAGTATTTCCGCTGGTAACGCCCAGTGCAGTCTTTTCCTGGACAACACAGTTTGCTACTCCAGTACCACCAGAGGCGGCCTGAGCGATTGCAGGACCCATAAAGGTTGCATCTCCTTCCTGGAGTGCTGTACCTGTTAATTTAAATCCTGAACAGAAGTCTGCTCCAGTTGCGACACTACTTACTCCCATTGATATGGAAGAGATCTGCGAAACTCCAGAAGGCACAACCAGGGAAAGTCCCGATGATGCGAACTGATTATTCATGCTTTGGAAAGAAGTCGTTGCAGATAGCCCCGCTTCTGTCCTGGTTACTACGATTGCCATTGTTTATGCCCTCACTTTGATTGGTCCAAGAGATGCCAGGACTGGCGATCCCCTTGAAAATGATTTTACTGCAGCTTTTGCTACGAATGCTGAAACTAAAGTCTTAGTGATCAGTGACTTATTCTTTTTTGTTGCATTAGATAATGTTGTTATTCCATCATTTACATTGCCAGCTAGAAAAGATTTCATTGCTGAACCTGCATTTGTTTGATCTAATAATGCCAGGGCAGCTCCAGTCTCAATTACATTGATTCCAAATTGCCTTGGGGCTCTGCGTCTTGCACGCTTTCTACGCCTTGCTACCATATACTCATTAATGAGTAGGTCTTAATAAATGTGTAGGTAAACATTTTTGGGTATAGCCTACTTCCTTTATATCTGATAAGCCATAACTCAACTGGTGAGAATATGTCTAAAGACAAGAAATCATTTAGTTTTGGAAGCATTCCCGTTATGCGAGAAGTGCCTCCTGGCCTGCATGCCAAGTTCCGTTTTACGGGACCAGGCAAAGTTGTTGAAACCGAGCTGTACGGAGAGAAGTTATCTTTTCCGATCTCTCTCTCTTTCCATCCCAGTTACGACACCCTCCCTCCTCTACCAGATAACGTAGTGGACAGGGATAAGAAAGAAGCCGAACTCGAAGGGCAAACCATAGACTGTAACTGGCAAACCAAATGCCAGAGTGCTAAACAGTTAATGAAACAAATGGAGAAACATAAAGGTCATGTAGATGAATTCTCTAAAGAACTCAAGCAACACTACGAAAAATCAGAGTGGCAGCTTACCAGATTCGATACAGGCGCGTATTGGTTAGAGGTATTGTTCCCGTGAAGCGCAGGTGCAACATTTGCTTACAGTCAAAGGATCATCTAAAGACTGACAAGTTCAACACAGAAGTAACAGTATGCTACGAGTGCCAGGGAATCTTAACTAAAATAATTAAGCAAAACTGGATTACCATCTAGGCATTACAGTCACTTTCTGTTAGAAGGACGGGGAGGGGTTGTGAAGGTAGTGGGGTAGGGTACGCTATAAAAAGAGAGATTGGGCCGCTCAAGGCCCTCCAAGGCCTAGCTTTTGCTGTGTTTTGGGCTTATCAGACCCTTGCTCTACCCCTTTCACCGCATTTAGTAGGCCATCAACACCCTGGCGTTTCATTAACATATCTGCAACAAACCCCATGATCGGGTTCTCCCTGGTTATCGCTTTGATCGTGGTTTGTCCTGTAGCATCATCAATCTTTTTGCTAGCTGCACCAATTGAGCCAAAGAAGGAACTTTGGAACTGTTCAAGCTTTGTGTGGACTCTATCGTCGATTTCATCTATAACACCTTCAAGGATCTCTATAAGTTCTTCATCGCTTTCTCTGCTCTTGGCCCACTTGACCCACTCATCTTTCGATAACCTGGCAATATATTTGCTTAGAAGTGCATAAAATACGGTCCAAGCAGCAAAGTATAGCATTAAGGAAACCGTTGTGATTTCCATTAGAACTCTATTTTCTTGGCTACGTATTCAGGTATGTCATATATCTTGCCTTTAGCCACAGCTACTCTTTCGTAATGTATTGTAGGTTTGGAAGGTTTGGCAATCTCCGCATCCTGGACTAATTTGAATAATGCAATCAATGCGCCTAAATTCATCCAATCTCCGCTTTGATATATGTGATAAGATCGCTAATTGTTGGTGAAACTGGAACTGGTGCGCCAAGTGTTGGCAGTTTTATGTCCACAGTATCTTTTATTCCCTGTTTGACATCCTCACTTAATTTGCCAACCCTGGATTCAATGTCTGTAATAATATCTTCTGCTAATTTAACACCAAAAAAACCAGCGATTAACCCACCAACAACAACAGGGAAGTTTTCATT